CTGGAGGGGCAGTCAACTCCTCGTGGCGTATGGTTCCGGAACGTACGCCTAAACGAGATCGGCCCCACCGACGCCTGGTTCCAGGTCAACGTGGAAGCCGAGTTCGAGTATGACGAAATCAAGTAACGGCGCGCGCAAGGAGCTATAGGCCATGGCACAGGTTAGCAAGATCGACAGCAACATCACGGGGCTGCGGTACACGGAGGAAGTCTCCCTGGGCGTCCTTCCGGCATCCCCGATTTGGATCCCGCTGGAACCCAACTCGTACAACGATTTCGGCGGGCAGGTCACGACTGTCGCCCGCAACCCGATCAACCCTTCGCGGCAGCGCAAGAAGGGCACGCCCACAGACCTGGACGCCTCGGGCGGTTTCAACACCGACCTGACGCAGACGAACCTCCAGGACCTGCTCCAGGGCTTCTTCTTCGCCGACGCCCGGGAAAAGGGCAAGCAGGCGGTCACGAGCGTCGATGGCACCGCCGAGACCTACGCGATCGCAGCTACGGCGGGCTTCCTGACGGGCAGTCTCGTGTACGCTTCCGGTTTCTCCAATTCGGCGAACAATGGCCTGAAGACGGTCACCTCGGTGAGCACGGACGTTGATATCACGGTCAGCCAGGACATCGCCGATGAGACGCCTGGCGCGGGTGCCCAAGTGGCGGTCGTGGGCTTCGAGTTCGACGCCGATGATGCCGAGATCGACGCCAGCCAAGACCTACCGGCGCTGGTCACCACCACGCAGGACCTGACGCAGCTGGGCATCGTGCCGGGCGAGTGGGTGTTCGTCGGCGGCGACGTCACCGGCGACCAGTTCTCCACTGAGGGCAATAACGGCTTCAAGCGGGTCAAGTCCGTGGCTGCGAACCGGATGGTCTTTGACAAGACCGTCCAGGCGATGAGCACCGAGACCACTACCTCGGTGAGCCTCAAGCTGTTCCTGGGCCGAGTGCTCAAGAACGAGACCGGGAGCCTGATCAAGCGCCGCACTTACCAACTGGAGCGGACCCTTGGTGCCCCGGACACGGCCAGCCCGAACGATTTGCAGGCGGAGTACCTGCGCGGCTCAGTGGCCAACGAGCTGTCGGTGTCGATGCCCAGCACGGACAAGATCACGGCGGACGTGTCGTTCGTGTCGATCGACAACGAGCAGCGCACCGCTACGCAGGGCGTGAAGAACGGTGACCGCCCGGCGCTGGAAGAGGCGGACGCCTTCAACACCTCCAACGACCTGAGCCGCATCAAGATGGCCTCGGTGAGTGCCACCAACGCGGCGCCGGACCCGCTGTTCGGCTTCGTGACCGAGCTGTCCCTCACGGTCAACAACAACGTCAGCCCCAACAAGGCGCTGGGCGTCTTCGGCGCCTTCGACACCACGGCTGGCACGTTCACGGTGAACGGTGAGATCACTGCCTACTTCTCCGACGTGTCGGCGATCGCGGCGGTGCGAAACAACGCCGACATCACCCTGGACATCGCCATCGTGAAGGACAACAAGGGCATCGTGGTGGATATCCCGCTGATCACGCTCGGTAACGGGCGGGCCAACGTGGAGCAGGACAGCCCGATCACGCTACCGCTCAGCATGGATGCGGCGTCTGGCGCCAAGGTGGATCCGAATATGGACCACACCCTGCTGATGGCCTTCTTTGATTACCTGCCCAACGCGGCTGACCTATAATCTCGCACTAGTGGAGCCTCCGGTGGCCGGAGGCTCCACTTAGAACCTGCGAGAGGAGCACAAATCGCATGAGCATGTACAAGCAGTTCGGCACCGACGAGAACCTGGAGAAGCGCGGCATTGAACTTGACTACGGTGATTTCGTGGTCACGGTCGCGCGGGCGGGCGGAGCCAACAAGAAGTTCGCCAAGGTGCTTGAGGCTCGGAGCAAGCCCTACCGCCGCGCCATCCAGACTGAGACGATGGATCCGGAACGCGGCAAGCGGCTGATGCAGGAAGTTTACGCCGAGGCGGTCATTCTCAACTGGGAGACCCGCGACGAGAACGGCGAGCTGCAGAAGGGTATCGAGAACCCAGACGGCGGTGAGCTGCTGCCGGTCACCCAGGAGAACATCGTCAAGACGTTCCAGCTGCTGCCGGACCTGTGGGTGGACATTCAGGAGCAGTCGGGCAAGGTGGCGCTGTTCCGCAAGACCATCCTCGAGGAAGACTCGGGAAACTCGTAGAGGTCCTCCTCTATACGCTAGAGCAAGGACCCGTCGAACGCAAGATCCTCGAGCAGTGCATGCGGGAGCGCCTGCCGCTCCCGCAGCGCATACAGAACGCCCCGGAGCTGTTCCTGGGCCTGGAGATCTACTTCTCAGCATGGCTTGACTTGCACTCCTGCCGCCCGGTTGCCTGGGCTGAACAGCCGATCCGCTGGATTGACATAAACGACTACGCGGATAGGCTAGAATTGTCACCTGAGCAACGGGAAGACATGCACCACCACGTCAGGGAAATGGACAACGCCTACCTGAAGTGGAAGGAGAGCAAGAGGCCGAAAGATGGCAAGTCTGGGTGAATTTGCGCGCCGCATGCGCCGCCGAGGGCGGGAGGTCGAGGAAGGCTCGAACCGCATCGTCCGGCAAGTGGCCGTTGTTGCGGCGCGCAACCTCGCCCTCGAGACGCCAGTCGACACTGGGCGCGCACGGTCCAACTGGATCGTCAACGTAGGTGCTCCGAGCCGGGAGGAGATCGAAGCCTACTTCCCGGGACGTGACCTCGGCAAAGGCGAGCGCAAGAACTTCGGCGGTGTGCTGGGCCAAGCAGAGGCGGAAGTTGAGAACCGTCAACCAGGGCAAGACATTTTCATCTCGAACAACCTGCCGTATATTAAGCCCCTGAACGATGGCAGCTCCGCCCAGTCTCCGGCTGGGTTTGTCCAGACGGCAATCGACCGCGCCGCTGAAGCGGTCCGTAACGCGAGGGTGTTCAGGCGATGACAACGGAACGGATAGACGTTGTAGTCTCTGAACGCGGCTCGCGGCGCGTTCGGCGCAACATCGAGGACATCGGTGATGGGGCGAACAAAGCCCAGGGAGCGGTGCAGCTGCTCCAACGTGCCCTGGCGGCGCTGGGCGGCGCGCTGGCCATCCGACAGCTGCAGCGCCTGCTCGACACCTACACGAATATCCAGAACCGGCTGCGCACGGTTACGGACGGGACCGCCGAGCTGACGGTCGCCACCGAGCGACTGTTCGAGATCTCGCGCCGCACTCGCACTTCCTTCGCTGGTACGGCAGAGACCTTCGCCCGGGTGGGCTTGGCCGCCAAGGAGCTAGGCGTCAGCCAGAACGAGCTCCTGGGCTTCACCGAGAGCCTCAACCAAGCGGTCGTGCTGTCCGGTGCCAGCGCCGCCGAGGCGCAAGCTGGCCTCATCCAGCTGTCCCAGGGCTTGGCGTCTGGTGCTCTGCGCGGTGACGAGCTTCGAGCCGTTCTGGAGCAGCTGCCGGTCGTCGCGGACGTCATCGCCAAGGAGCTAGGCGTCACGCGCGGCGAGCTGCGCGACCTTGGCTCCGAGGGCGCCATCACTGCCGACATCGTGCTCAACGCCTTCAAGAACGCCCGGGAGGAGCTGAAGGATCGGTTCGGCGAGACCATCCCGACCATCAGCCAGTCCTTCCAGGTGCTCTACGACCAGGTGCTCCAGGTGGTTGGTGGTATCGACACCTCTCTGGGCGTCTCCGCCAAGCTGGCCCAGCTGCTACTGCTCGTGGCGGACAACGCCGAGACGCTGGTGCGGGGCATCGGCGCCCTGGCAACCACGATCGGTATCCTTCTGGCCCAGCGGGCTATCCCGGCTGCAATCGGCGCCTTGCGCGCCCTGACCGCTGCCATCGCCGCCAACCCGATCGGTGCGATCGCGGTGGCCTTGAGCGCGACCGTGTCGACGCTGATCTTCTGGTCTGACCAGATCCGGATCGCCGGCACCGAGGTAGCGAACCTTCAAGACTTGGCGTTGGCCGCGTGGCGCAAGATCAAGGAGGGCTTGAGCGCCCTCGTGGACTTCTTCACGCCCGCCTTCAACTACATCGCTGAGCTGGCGGACGGCAGCTTCCATGACATAGACGTGTCGGCGCGCTCGGTGCTGGAGGGTGGTGCCTTCCTGGTTGACAAGTACATCGGCCTGTGGATCGGCGCCTTCAAAGCGATCGTGAATGGCTGGTCACAGCTGCCCGCCGCCTTTGAGGACATCTTCAAGCAGGCGCTGAACGGCGCGATCTCGCTCGTCGAGCGTGGGGTCAATGAGATCACCGCCGCCCTGGACGCGGTCCTGGGCTATGTCGGCGCTGGGCAGATCGGCGCGGTCAGCCTCGGGCGTGTAGGCAACGATGCGGCGGGTAGTGCCCGGAAGCTGGGCGAAACCGTCGGCAACGCCTTCTCCGAGGGCTTTGAGTTCTCCGGTGCCCAGGACCTGGTGAAGGACGTTCTGAAGGACGCGGATGAGATTGGCCGGGAGCGGCTCAAGCGTGAAAAGGAGCGCCAGGAAGAGCTCGCCCAGGCGCGTAAGGCGCTTGGTGAGTCCGGCCCCGGGGTGGCGCAGGGTGGCGGTGGCGGCGACGAGAGCGATGGCCCGACTTTCGGCGGGATCCTGGCGCAGCTCAAGGAGGAAGCTGAGCTGCTCAAGCAGACCGCCCGCCAGCGTAAGATCAACGCCGAGATCCTGCGCATTGAGGACCAG